CCAATCATTTCAGGTTTTTTACTCATATTAAAATATATATCTTATTGTGTTCCAAGGAATTAACTTTTCATGCAATTGTTTAAATTCTTCAATATAATCTGCTTTAAAAGCATGATTATATCTTAAATTAGCACCGCCATACTGAGATACTTTTTTTTCTTGTATTTCTGGTCTCCAAAGTAATTCTTCTCCTGGTAATTCATGTTCAAGATTATACAGATGTTTCTGTTCATTATGTGTAAGAAATATTACTTCAGCTTTGACAGATTCATTATTCCATCCAAATATACTAGAATAAACATCTACTGAGTCAAATAATGCTTTATAATCATCTAACCAATTATCACAAACTATTACTGGACTAAAGTTAAGATGTACTTCATAACCAGCATTTATAAAAGACTCTACATTCCTTAATCTATCATGTATAGTACTTGTATTAGGTTCTAGTATTTGTCTAATCTTTTCAGGTATAAGACTAAATCTAATTCTAATCTTACCTTGTGGATTAAAATCTAAGAATTTTTCATTTACATACTTAGTAGCAAATGAACCCATAGCTTTTGGATGCATTACAAAGAAATCAAATATTCTTTCCCATTCATGATATTTAGCATGCAGAGCAAAGTCTTCATTACAACTGATGTCATAAGTTATATACTCTTCATGTGTTTGATTTGGTTTTTCTACATCAGCAAACCAAGCGTGGTCATTGATAGCAGTTAATATATCTCCATGATTTTTAGCAATAGATAAACCTGTAGGTTTATTTCTTTTCATATAACAGTAGCTACAGTTATATAAGCACCCATGTCCAAAAGATGGTGATATATAATCAGTAGATCTACCAGAAGGTCTAATAAGCATAGACTTTCTGGTAACAATTTCTACTTTATTCATAAATTTAATGAGTCTTTTACAGAATAATATTCTTCAAAAAAGTTATCTAAGAAATTAGAATAACCTAAGTGAGCATAATTTCTATCTAAATGTCTTAGATATTGTTGTTTAGTCATCTGATGTCCATTACAAAACTCAAGATATAGTTTGTAATCATCAACACTATGCTGCCACTTTTCAAAACTAGCAAAACCTTTTTTACTTCCTAAACTTTTAGTAGGTCTTACTCCAGGATGTTTCATACCAAATAAATTATTATTTGATTTGAATAGTTTACTGCACATGTTGCTTTCTGCTCTTACTATAGCATAAGCAACTTCTGGATGTGGTATATTTTTTCCTAAAATATAACTCACTAATAATTCTCTGTCTAATTTGCTACTGTCAATAGTTATTACTTCTGTAGTATCTTTAATGGGTAGTTTTTTAACCACAATCTTTTTATCACTTTTCCCTAAGCTTAATAAACTTGATACACATACTGCAATAAATGCAAAGAGTATTGTATTTTTCATATACTTATTTTTAAAAAAATGCAGGAATCCCACCTGCTATACTCTGTTGTGTTCCGCAGAGCTTAGAGCTACTTATTCACTCCCGTATCTTTAGTTTGTTTAGACTTTCTTTCTTTTTCAGCTAACTTATTGAAATATTCAAGTCTCTCCGCTATCTTCTTGTTTACTAGATTGTAATCTGGAGTATTGTTCTCTTTCTTCATCATCTTTTTGTTTTAACATTCTAACAGCTTCATCTACACTTAATCCATCAGGTCTAATACCTGCATTGATAAGATCAATATATAATTCTTTAATCTTCCCCATATTGTGTGCCTCTAATAATTGCACCAATTATACCTCTAAAAGGGTCATTATCACCTATACTAACTTTATGACCAACTAAAAAACATACAAATGCAAGTTCATTAGGATGTGTTACATCTTTACTTACTTCAGCAAGTATTGTTGAAATGTTTTCATTTACCAATGCTGTTTTAGTTATTTCATATAACTCATGTCTTCTTTCATCAGAAATACCTAATGTACCTGTGATAGTTTCATTTTCATCATCAATAATCTTAACTGTTACATATTCTTTGTAATCAGGTAATACTACTGGAGTTTCTTTTTTACTAAATAACTGAGAGATCAGATTCTTCTTCTTTGACTGTGTATTCTTCATAATCCAATAATTCTAATGGTATAAAACGTGAAGCACTATAATATTCATACGGAAATGAATCTGGAGAAAGAGATACTTCCTCCAATTCAAACCCAACTTGGTTATTCATAAGTGCCATTTGAACAACTTTTCTTACAGTATATATTTCTCCTTGAACAAGCCATTCTGTAAGAGGAATTTTATCTGGCTTGTTTTGAGCATTAATACAAACAACTTTAAGCATATTCTAAAATCTCAGATTTTAATTGCATTTGTTTAAGTGAACTATCCACTTCAAACATATCCATAAAATTGCCAGATGCTACATCAATAGAACCATTAGCATGTGCCATTATTGCACATTGCTCTGCTTGTATAGCATCATGTTTACAAAATCTTACAAGACATGCAATAACATATAGAAAGTCATGCTTGTTATCATTGTATAAAACTACTTTATGTGTCTTAGCTTCCATACTATAATTTATGGAATTTTCTTCAGTATTGTACATTAAATGTTCTGTAACTTATTTTGTTAATATCAAATCCTTCAAGTGCTTGAGCTACCCAATATTCATCAATAGTGTTTCTATAACATAGAATATGCACTATAGCTGTTTCATCTGGGTTAAGTCTTAATAACCTACCAATTCTTTGTGCAGCTTTACGTTCATTACCATAAGCATGCATGATGATACCTTGTTTAAGATTAGGAATATTAACACCTTCACTCAACTGATGTACAGTAGAGAGACAGTTAATAGCATCATCTTTAAACAGTTGTAAGTTATCATTACTTTCAGGATTATTACTATGATAAGAGTGTTTAGATAATTTATCTGCCTGTTCTTGAGTATTAGCAAAGATTATAACTTTATCTTTTTTGGTAATACTTTCCAAAAGTTTCTTAGCATATCTTTCTTTACTTGGAAACTCCATAAGAGCCCGCATACGCATAACTCTTAATATGTGCAATTGACCAGAACCAGACTCAACTCTTTGTGACCAATAATTATAATTATGTTTCTCAGATGTCAGGAAGCTATTATTTTTATTCTTTACATAATAGTCTTTCTTATCTGACAAATCAAGCATATGTACAATTATCTTGTAGTCATTTAGTATATTATTTTCTACTGCATCATCTGCTTGAAAAGAATATACTACAGGGCAATATTCATTTACTAATTTACCTTTCTCAGAATGCTGATGTTTTGGTGGCGTACCAGTAAGACCTAGTATTTTACCACGGAAATTATCTAAAAAATCTCTGTGACTGTCAAGAAGACTATGTACTTCATCCAAGTAAACAATATCATAATCATTTGGATTATGTTTGTTTAGGCTTAGGTATGTAGTAAACACAATTCTTCCTAACAAATGAGCTAAATCAAATTTACCTGCATCATCAATCCAAGATTGGAATATAGATTTCTTTGGTGCAACAACCAAAACTCTGTTAAGAGGTGTAGTATTTCTGTTTAAGTGTGTCAAACCAACTTTGGTTTTACCTACACCTGTACCTAATACTATTGTACATCTCCTATGATCATCAGTTTTTGCTATTGCAATATCTTGTACATCATCTTTTGTCATAACTAATTAATTAATCTTCTAAAAAATCAATCATACTTGGAGCACCTGTTAATTTCTTATATATTAACTGTACTTTAGCTGCATTTACAGCACCATTATATGATTTCATTGCAAGCTCTGCAGCTTTTATATCATCTGTTTTATTAAAAATATCTGCAGTTTTATCTGCAATGTTTAATAATTGATTTCTCACATCAGAAATACTATCTGTTTTCTTTCCTCTTCTTGACATGCCTATAAAATTTAAGTTGTTTTCTTTTCAATTCTAATAATTCTTGAGGGACATCCTCTAATTTAAAACCTAATCTATTAGCAACAATACCGTCTGTAAGTGCTTCTGAAATAGCTTTATTTTTTAAGCTTTGAGGTACTTTATCATATTCTTCAGAATATGTATATTTTCTGTTCTCTTTTGCTTTTCTTAGCCAATCTTTTTTCCATTCATCTTGATAATTAGAAGGATCATATCCTTTATTATATATCCTCCTGATTTTTTCCATTTCATAGGGTGTTGCATTTTCTGGATAGTTATACTTTCTTCTTTTAGATGGAATATTCAAATTGGCATATGCTCCTTTCATACCAGCTCTTGTACGCATCTCATAGATTATTTTATCTAACTCTTCATATGAACTGATATTATACTTAATTAAAAGTTTAGCTCTTTCTCTTGCATAACCTTGAACAGTATGACAAGTTTTGCATGTAGATCTAAATGATATACAATCTGCAGATAATGGTTTACCACCTATAATTGTACCTTTTTTTGTAGTCTTAGTATAAAAATATTCACCAGTTAATGGAAATATTTCTTTGCATCTACCACATTGTTTTTCAGTTTTTTTTGGAACAACAACCCATCTACTTTTTGAATAAGCTCTTATACAAGTTTTACATTTAGATCTTAATCCATATTTACCTCTTGACTGTACATTAAAGTTCTCCTTAGTAGCAGGCAATGTATTCTTGCATTTAGTACAAACTTTATACATCATAATCATAAGTTTTTAATCATTTTAACCAACCCATTGTTCTTGCTTTTTCTGGATTCAAATGCACAAAATCATGACAGTTTCTACAAACCGGTAACCAAGTTGATTGAACTAAATAAAATGCATCTCTATTTGAACCAGCATA